ACATCTTTTCAGGTTACTTTCTTTACAGAAAACCTTTTCCTTAGAAGAATTGGAAATGTGGAGAAAACAATTTGATAGTATCTGTGTCAGAACCCCTAAACTGGATGGCAGCGCTATCTCAGTTCAATATAAGGGTGGTAGACTAGACATTGCTGCAACTCGTGGCGATGGTAAAGTAGGTATAGATATTACTGAAAAAGCTAGATTTCTTGTTCCAGAGGAAATCTGTATTGCTGGTGCAGTACAGATTGATGGGGAGGTAGTAGTACCTAAAGGTTTTGCCAATGCTCGCAACTATGCAGCGGGGTCGCTAAACCTTAAAGATATTAATGTCTATAGAGAGCGTCTATATGATTTATGCTTTATAGCATACGATCTCAAGTGTAAAGAGCATATTGGACAGTCAAATACTTGGACGCAACTAATGGGTACTCTCACTAGGGAAGGTTTCAAAACCGTAACTGATCAAGGGCTTTCAGACGTTTACCCTACAGACGGAGAAGTTTACCGAGTAAACAATCTATCTGAATGGCGAGCACACGGAAGCACCTCTCATCACCCTAGAGGCTCTATGGCTTTTAAAATTCAAAAAGAAGGCGTAGAGACTACATTACTAGATGTTGTGTGGCAAGTCGGGAAGTCAGGCGTTGTTAGTCCCGTAGCTGTGCTCGACCCTGTGGAAATTGATGGAGCTAACGTATCAAAAGCCACGCTACACAATATCCAGTATATTCGTGACCTAAATTTAGAACTTGGGTGTAGAGTTGAAGTAATAAGAAGCGGAGAAATTATCCCTCGTGTTGTACGACGACTTGACGAAAAATAAATCTTGACAAAAAACCTGAATTAAAATATAATATACTTTCAAATTTAGAGGAATATCTATGCAAGCTATAATTGCTCCTGAGAGTTGCCCTTCTTGTAGGACAGCTTTGGAGTGGCGGTCTGACTTACTCTACTGTAATAATGACTTATGCGGAGCACAGGTATCCAAACGGCTTGAACACTGGGGTAAGACCTTAAAGATTAAAGGACTTGGACCTCGTACGATAGAAAAGTTGGAAGTAGAAAATCTCTATGAGTTATACGATTTAACCGAAGAGATGATTATAGAAAGACTTTCCTCTGAAAAATTGGGTGAGAAGCTCTATATGGAACTTCAAAACTCTAAAACCGCACCTATGAATGCGGTGTTACCGGCTTTCAGTATACCTTTGATCGGAAAGTCTGCAACTGAGAAACTATCAAAGTATCTTACATATATATTTGAACTAAGAACTGATAAGTGTCAAAAGGCAGGACTAGGACCAAAGGCAACTGAAAATTTAATGCATTGGTATGAGTTAGAATTTATTCCTTTTTTACAAGATTTACCTTTTGATTGGAAATTCGAAGAGGCACAAACTGTGAGATATAGTAGAGGAACAATTTGTATTAGTGGTAAACTTACAAGTTTTAAAACTAAAGCACAAGCAGAAGATGTTTTAACTCGAAAAGGATATATAGTAAAAAATAGTCTTACCAAGGATGTATCCATTTTAGTGAATGAATCCGGTATAGAGTCTGCAAAGACAAAACAAGCCCGAGAAAAGGGCGTTAAAATTATAACTAATCTACTAGATTTTATAGGAGAAATCAATGGCGACGTTGCCTAAGTGGACAGATGAGCGTACCGACGAGCTCACTAATTTTGTCGGTGATGAATCCCCAGTATCACAAGCTACTGTAGCAGAAGCTGCAGACCAGCTTGAGACTACTACACGGTCAGTTTCTAGCAAACTGCGAAAGATGGGCTTTGATGTAGAGCTTGCCTCTTCTAAAGCTACTAGCAAATTTACAGCAGACCAAGAAGCTACTCTTTCTGCTTTTGTCACAGACAATAGCGGTGAGTACACTTATGCTCAAATTGCATCTCATTTTGAAGACGGCGCTTTTAGTGCTAAGTCTATTCAAGGTAAGATTCTTTCTATGGAACTTACTGACCATGTTAAGCCTGCACCTAAGGTTGAAACTGTAAGGACTTATACTCCTGCAGAAGAAGATACTTTCGTGTCTATGGTTAATGATGGTGCTTATGTAGAAGCCATCGCTGAAGCTCTCGGCAAGTCCGTGAACAGCGTACGTGGTAAGGCTATGAGCCTTCTGCGTTCTGGCGACATCGACGCTATCCCCCGTCAGGAGCACACGAAGAGCTCTGCGAAGGAAGATCCTCTTGCAGAACTTGGTGATGTTTCCGATATGACAGTTGAAGCAATCGCTGAGACGATTGGCAAGACTGCTCGTGGCGTAAAAACCATGTTGACTCGTCGTGGTCTGACAGCATCAGATTATGATGGAGCTGCAAAGAAGGAGAAAGCTGCCGCATCGTAAGCAGTAATCTTTCTATATAGCCGTGATGAGGGGTCATTGCGGCTATATTTTTATCGGGGGACTCATTGAACTTAGCAAGTGCTTTTCTTAAGCAGGTATTAGAGCTGCAAGATTTTGAATCTTGGGCATCTGTGCGAAAGCAGTATCTACCCAGTGAATATCATAAGTTATTCACAGAAATAGATAAGCATTGTGAAAAGTTCCATAAGCTCCCGACCTTTGAGGATCTCAAGTACGAACTACGTGATAGTTCTACCAAAGAATTACTGTTCGCAGTAAATTCAATAGATACAGATGCTGATGCATATATGTTGCTTCAGTACCTAAAAAATGAGTACACTCAAAAAGAAATCCTTAACTCGCTTGAGGATTATGTAGATAATTCTATGTCTTTTGAAGACGCAGAAGAATCTGTTGGTCATCTTCATCAGATAGTCTTGGACATCGAAGATAAAGTAGACCTTCAAGACCCACAGGAGAGTATGCAACGTATTCCCCTGTTTGAGTCAGATGACGAAATCGGAAAGTACCTGCCTTTAGGGTTAAATACGGACCACGACTTCGAAATCTCATTCTCCCCCCGAGATTTGATTTTGGTTGGTGGCCGCCGTGGGGCAGGGAAATCCATTACCTGTGCTAACATTGCTAACAATGTATATGCTTCTGGGAAATCAGCTATTTATTTCACTATTGAGATGGATAGCCGTGCAATATTGCAACGATGTTGTGCGATAGCTACCGAGATCCCATTCTCTAGGCTAAAGAATAAAAATCTTAGTTTTGTAGAGTGGGAAAAGGTAGCGACCTGGTGGGCCAATCGATACCAAGATAGTCAAGATAAGTTAACAGAGTATCGAGAACATCGAGACTTTGAAAAACTGCATGATAACTTACGTTCTAATTGCGAGCTTCTCCCGACTCAACAGTTGGATGTAATTTATGACCCCTCTCTTACTATCTCGAAAATTAGAGCCGAACTTGATAAAAAAGTAAAAGGAAAAATGGATGTAGGCGTTATTATTGTCGACTATATCAATCAAGTTAAACGCTCTTCTGTACCTTCTCGAAGTGGACAGTATGATTGGACAGAACAAATAGAAGTTAGTAAAGCACTAAAGAGTATGGCTCAAGAGTACGAAACCCCAGTATTTGCGCCTTACCAAACGGACGCTAGCGGCGAAGCTCGATTTGCTAAAGGAATATTAGATGCTGCGGATGCTGCATATAGTATGGAACCTTGGACACAAGAGGATCATTGTATGACCTTCAATTGTGTAAAAATGAGAGCAGCCGCTATGCGTCATTTTACCTCGACTATGAACTGGGAGACGCTAAAGATAGGACCAGATACTGCTTTAAATCCGAAAGAAAGTGCAGATAATGACTTAAAAACGGGCGAAGAAATAGACGACATCTGAAAATAGTTCTTGACTTTTATCCTTATGTGTAGTATAATATGCTTAACTTTGTGGAGACTCTATGTTCGTAAAAAGTAGAATGCGTCATATATCAAGTGGAAGAGTAAAGAAAAGAAATTTCACTAGAGGCAAAAGGCGGGTGGAGTATATGCAGCTTCATCAAGATAGAAACCTCACAGTTCAAGAAGCCGAAAAAAATCCCAATGTAGGTAAATAATATGTTAATGGCATTTTTATTAGTAGTAATAGTTGATGGAAATGTTGAGCCGACCGACGGCATGTACTTTCGTAATATAAATAGATGTAATTATTTTTCTGATAGAATTGAAAGAGGATATTATACTCGTTATAGGTGGTATAGGAACCAGCAAATTGCAGTAACGGCGTATTGTACGCCAAGAATGGTACAACAGGAGACTAAATTTTGGGATTAGCAAGCGCAGAACAAGTAGTAATAAACTACAGAGAGATTCAACAGGATCTTACAGAGCTTAATGGAGATGGAAATCGAGAAAATACTCTCGATTATGGAGAAGATGTCCCTAAAAAAGACTCTGATCCAGAACATGTAGAAATTGATTTAGACCAAGGCTGTTAAATGGATGTAGAAAACTTATTGCAAGATAGAAAAATTTCTTTCATTCCAAAAGCAGGCGACTTCGTTATACAGTGCATAAACCCTGAGCACGAAGATAGAAATCCTAGTATGAGAGTAGACCAGATTACTGGTATATTCCATTGCTTTTCGTGCAAATATAAAGGAAACTTATTTCACCATTTTGGGGAAAGAACAAATTACTTACAACAGAAGCGCGATTTTTTCAAGAAGAAAATCATTAAGAAACGCTCTGAGAATCTTGATTTGTCTTTTCCCCAGAATTCCCTACCGTATGTAGGTAATTGGAGAAGTATTAAGCCTGAGATTTATAAAAAGTTTGAGGCTTTCCTTCACCACGGAATAGATTATGTAGGAAGAATAAATTTTCCTATACGAGATATTTCGGGTAATATAGTTGCCTTTCAGGGGCGACATACAGCAAACGGAGTACCTAAGTATAAGTTTACTCCACCAGGAGCACGGCTCCCATTCTTTCCAGTTGTTGAGTGTATTAAAGGCTCAGTTATTGTAGTGGAAGGAATTTTTGACATGATAAACCTCCATGACAAGGGCCTGACGAATGCTGTATGTTGCTTTGGAACAAGTAACTATAACGAATCTAAACTATCTCTGCTTAGGGCTCAAGGAGTAGAATATGTAGAGGTATTTTTTGATGGGGATGATGCGGGACAGAAAGCCGCAGAACCCTTAATAAGTATGTGTGAGAAAGTTGGTCTCGTTGCTAGGAATGTGTTTTTAAAAAATACAGATCCTGGCGCACTTACTCAACCTTCAGTAGATAAATTAAAAGAGAGGTTATATGGCTAAAGTTGCCTTAGTAGAAACTAAACCGAGTAGGACGGATTATAGAAAAGAGTTTGATGGTGCATTTGATTTTGATCAATACCAGCTCTGTTCTGATCCTTCAATTAAAAAAGTATTAAAAAGAGATTGCGATATTAGTTTAGATACTAATAATTATGACTGGGTAATTCTGGTTGGTAGTGAGTCTTTTAAATATTTTGTAAAAGGTGCTACATCTATCACCGAGTCTTCAGGCTCAAAAGTGGATAAAAAATTCTTACCTGTGATTAACCCTGCAATGCTTAAGTTTAAGCCAGAAGTAAGAAAGACATGGGAATCGTCTAAAAGTAATATAATTAAACATATCGGTGGAGAAATCGAAGATGTAGTTATTGATGAAAGTATTGCTTTTGGAATTGATACTACTGAAGGGTGTAACAAGTATGTTATGAAAGCCCTTCATAGTCCTAATCCTATAATTGCTCTTGACTCAGAAACTACAGGATTATATCCTAGAGATGGGCATATGTTAGGAATTTCTTTGTGTTTTAATGGGGAAAGTGCTGCATATCTTAATGCAGATTGTTTTACAGACACAACAGAAAGACTTCTTCAAGAGCTTTTCAACAGAAAGACAGTAGTATTTCATAATGCAAAATTTGATATGGCTTTCTTTGAGTATCATTTCAACTTTAAGTTCCCTAATTTTGAAGATACAATGTTACTGTCTTATCTTATTGATGAGAATCCAGGCAATCACGGATTAAAAGCATTAGCAATTAAGTACACTCCCTATGGCGATTATGAAAAGCCTATGCATGAGTGGATGGATACTTATCGTAAAGAACATGGTGTACTTAAAAGTGAGTTTGATTGGGCATGTATTCCTTTTGACGTAATGAAAACTTATGCAGCTATGGATGCCTTATGTACTTATTTGCTTTTTGAAAAATTGAAAAAGATTAAAGAGAACCCAAAATTAAAGTGGGTATATGATAATATTCTTATCCCAGGTACTAGATTCTTGACAGATATACAAGACAATGGGGTCCCTTTCAGTAAAGAAAGGTTGTATATGGCTCAGGAAATAATGCAAGAAAAAATAGATGAAGCAGTACATAATTTATATCAAAACCCAACAATAGGACGATGGGAGACAATTAATGGAAAAGACTTTAATCCTGCTTCTACTGTTCAGTTACGTTCCCTTCTTTTTGACGCACTTGGTTTGCAGCCTACTGGAAAGAAAACAGGCACAGGCGCAAACTCAACGGACGCAGAAGTACTCGGAGAGCTTAGCAGACAATCTGAAGTTCCTGGACTTATCCTTGACATACGTCAACGATCCAAAATTAAAAATACTTATTTGGACAAAATCATACCGCAACTGGATAGGGATGGGCGGTTACGTACATCGTTTAATCTTCATAGTACAACTAGCGGTCGCCTCAGTTCTTCTGGTAAACTTAATATGCAGCAGCTTCCTAGGGATAACCCTTCTGTAAAAGGCTGTATTATGGCAGGATGGGGCAAGAGAATTGTCGCTATGGACTTAACTACGGCAGAAGTATATGTTGCAGCAGTTTTAGCAGAAGACAAAGCACTTATGGAAGTATTCCGATCAGGAGGAAACTTTCATAGTACGATTGCTAAGACAGTATTTAAACTACCGTGTGAGGTAGAAGATGTAGATGCGCTCTACAAAGATAAAAGACAAGCCGCCAAAGCTGTTACTTTCGGTATCATGTACGGTGCGGGGCCAAAGAAAATTAGTGAACAAGTTACTAAAGATTCTGGCAGTTATTTTAGCCCACAAGAGGCTAAGGAAGTAATTGATGATTACTTTCAAACTTTTCACAAATTACGTTCTTGGATTGATAACAATCAGCGTTATATAGAACAAAACGGGTTTATTTATAGTTTCTTTGGTAGAAAGAGGAGGTTGCCAAATGTCAAATCTCAAGACGCGGGTATCAAGAGCCATAGCGTTAGGAGTGGTCTTAATTTCTTGGTGCAGTCTGCTGCTTCTGATATTAATCTCCTTGGGGCTATAGATATGCACGCCTATATACAGGCTAATAATATGAAGTCTAGAATCTTTGCTCTTGTGCACGATTCTATTCTTGCAGAAGTTCCAGATGAGGAAATTGATCATTATTCAGAACAATTACAAAAATGCGTACAGTTAGATCGGGGTATTAAAATCCCAGGTGCTCCTATTGGCTGTGATTTTGAAATTGGGAGTGATTATTCAATGGGTAAATTTGAGAAACTATATAGTGATAATTAAAAAAGTTAGGTTTACTAAAGACAATGAAGAATACACAATAGATTGCCCTCCCGATGCTAATATATACAGCCTTGCTAAATTATTAGACGATGGTGGAGCAGAGGATATAAAAACATGCACAGTTTACGAGACACTAGATGATTTGTACGTACAAGGACGTTCTACGCGTAACCTTCCCAGTATTCCATCTACCCAACGACAACTGGAGCTATTCTGACGGGCTATTACTTATAGATAATCAAATAGTAGACGACCAAAATATGTCGGGAGATTCTTTAGGGCTAAGAAGAGTGCAAACTCCACATAAGAATTTGTTACCTCTTCGACGGTCTGTATTGAATCTTACCGGCATAATTAAACAAAATACTTCTACTTTTATTGATTCAAAAGGCAGTCCTTTTATCTATGAAAAAACTGAATGGTTTAAATTGAGGTACTATAAAATTAAGAAAGTAGAAAAGAAAGGTATTGCTTCATTACTGTGGTTACATGGAATTAATAATCCTAGTGTTATACCTCGCCCACCTCATACAGACATGAAGTGGGCAGGTATGTTATTATATAACGAGGCTCCCTGGCTTTTATACCAGTACGCGGAAGAAAAACAAAAAGATAGTAAACGCAAAGTATGAAAGCTGTAATAAGTAACCGTATTTATTTACAAGTAACGGATGAGTATAAAGAGACTTTAAGTAGAGAACTCACTTATACTATTCCCTCGTACAATCCAAAAGATCCGCCTTTAGTGATAAAGAATATGGCACGTATTCGTGGAGGATTAGTTACTATACCTGTAGGGAGGACGGATTTAATACCAGACGGCTACGAAATAGTAGATAGCCGAATTACCGTGCCTGTCAAACTTCCTGAGTTTAAGTTTGATTTACGACCAAGCCAAGAAGAAGCATTTAATGAAGTCGAAGACAACTGTATAATAAACGCTTGGGTAAGCTGGGGGAAGACTTTCACGGGGTTGGCAATCGCAGGAAAACTCGGACAGAAAACTCTTGTTGTTGTACATACAGTTCCGTTAAGAAACCAGTGGGCAAAAGAAGTAAAAAAAGTATTTGGTTTTACACCAGGCATTATAGGTAGTGGAAAGTTTGATATATCCCCTCCTATTGTGATTGGGAATACACAGAGTTTATACCGTAATATTCCCAAAGTTAGAAAAGAATTTGGAACAATTATATTAGATGAGATGCACCATGTAAGTAGTCCAACTTTTTCCAAAGTTATTGACGCAAGTTATGCAAGATATAAGATTGGATTATCTGGCACTATTGAAAGAAAGGATGGAAAGCATGTAGTCTTTCGAGATTATTTTGGAAGTAAAGTAATAAAACCACCGAAAGAAAACTATATGACTCCTAAAGTTCATATTTATCGTTCAGATATACGATTTATGGACGGAGCTAAAACCCCGTGGGCTACAAAAGTCACGGAGCTTTCTTATAATAAGGACTACTTACATAGCGTATCTATGCTGGCCGCTTTTTATGCCGAAAAGAACGGACACAAAGTTTTAGTAGTAAGTGACCGAGTTCATTTTCTACAAACTTGTGCCGAACTTGCAGGAGACAAAGCAATATGTATTACAGGCGAGATACCGCATGAAGAAAGAGAAACACTTATGTCTAAAATTACAAGAGGAGAGGCGAATATATTGTTTGGTACTCAAGCAATATTTTCAGAAGGTATCTCCTTGGACGACCTTAGTTGTCTAATTTTAGGCACACCAGTAAATAACGAACCCTTATTAACACAGTTAATAGGACGAGTAATAAGAAAAAAGGAAAACAAAAAAGACCCTGTAGTAATTGACATACATCTGAAAGGAAATACTGCAAGAAGGCAGGCTTCCAATAGGATGGGATACTATATGAAACAGGGTTACAAAATACAGGAACTATAATGAAATTTTTTAAAAAAGATTCGCCTGAAATAGTATTTGAATGTGAAAACTGGGCTACACGTGTATATAGCCCTATTAGACCTGCTAAAGAATTCCTCCCTGAAAAGTTTGAAGAGTTACCAAATCTTGTCGAAGAAGGTGAATACCAAAAAACAAATATTTACAGTATAAAAATATGTCCTGGTCTTAGGGA